GCTTGTTTTGGTTATTGTTAAATGCATCTATGTGTATTGGAGATGGATAAAACGCTCCATAAGATTGTCCAGGTCTTTCATTATTTATCAAATTAGGTGTAACTCTTGCATACCAAAACTCTCGCTCTCTTGCAAAGTTTGTATTTCCTCTTTGAACATTTCTAAACAGATCATCAAAGTTTACCCAGTTTGAACTGTTACCAAAAACAAACGGAATCTCGTTTTGATAGGCATCTAAATCTGCTCCATTAGTTCTAATTTGTGATGCGTTATTCCAAATACTTGCAAAGTTTTGAGTTTCAATTATTGAACTTGCCATCTGACGAACAACAATTTCTCCATCCGTAGTCCAGTTTTCTAAGCCTCTACTGCCATTATCATTCTGTATTAAGTTTTTATATAATAGTGGGTATTCTAGGGGATCTATTATCTGTAGTGTGAATGGTTCTGATATATTTGTTCCAAAATCGTTTGTGATTTCTAAAGTATAAACACCATTAATTTCCGGAGTTACAAACTCAGAATCTAAATAGATTGCAGATGAGCCTTTACCATCATTTAACAACGACACGGAATATATCTCTGCTCCATTCTGTCTCCACACAAACTTTAAGTTTGTATCACTATATGGATCTAAATTATTAGACGGATCTTCTACAATTGCACCAAAGCTTAGGGTAGTTCCTTTTAATAAAGTTACTACGTTGTTTACTGGTTGTATTGTTAATGGATTTCCTTGATTATTAAAGTGAGTGTATTGTATAAAGTTACGAATAGGTTGTGATTTTATAACCGGTGTTCGTCTTTGTTGTGGTAGAAGTGTGAAGTCTGGCTTCACCCTACCTTTTTTGCTAGATTCTGTAAGATTTATTTTATAAACACTCATATATATACATATCAACGTTAATCACTGTTACGGTGCTAATATTGATTCGTTTGATGAAGTACTAATATTAAAACCTCTACTAATTAAATCCTCAACTCTTGTTGGAAGTTTTAATATCGATTTTGGAAATTCCAAACTAGTTGTTGTTGTTAGTTTACTATGTGGTGTTATTGGATACAGGCTTACATTGATGCCGGTAACCATCCCTCTCGACTCAGCATTAAAAGGTACTCTTTGATCTGCTGGTACAGCTGTATTCTGTTGAAGTATAGAATTTATAAATCTATCTGTTTCCTTAAACGGATCAATGTCTGCTGAGCTATATACTTTTTCAAAACTGGCAATATCCTTTAACTGTCTTAAGGAGGTGTATGGATCCCAAAGTTCAGACATCCTTATATCATCTATGTCAAATATTAGATATATTCTTATCTTATTTGTAAGTTTGTTTAACCCGTCTATGTAAGCAGCGTTATGCTTAACATATTGTCCATTTGTAAAATATAGATCCTTATTGTTTTGGTATAATATTCTAAACCTTCTTATCTCCGTTGTTGCTGGATCATCTCCACTTAACGTAAGTTGCTTACCACCTATATTTACAGCTAGTGCTGCGGTGTTTGCTCGAGCTAAGTTTCCAGCCTCTGTTAATGGATCTATAAAGGTTATATTTTCCACTACGTTTGTACGTCCTGATTGTGTATCAACAATATTTGACTTTATTGGTTGATCATCATAAAGCTCTTGAAAGATTACTTGAACCTTTTCTGATACACGTGAAACACCGGCACGTGCCATGTTGGTTTCTGATAATCGTGGCGATGATAAGTCATACTTATTGGGATTCTTTTTATCAGCAATAGTTATAACATCCTCGGTTGGTAGAAATCTTGACACACCATTACCTATGTAGCAGCTAACCATTGCTCGAACCTTTGTAACTCCATAAACTCTACCACTTATAAAATCAACTGCATCAGTTAAGTCAACGTCTTGGTAGGCTACAACCTTTCTACTTCCACCCGCTATAAGATATGTTAAATCCTCTCGAGTAAAATAAGCTGCTTGATTGTTTGCCAATCTATTTAACTCATTTTCGTAAAATCGTTGATTTACGTTTATAATGTTTTTAGGGTGTGGATAAAACATATCACTGTTATACCCTACGATGTCAGACCACTGCTTTCTAGCTTCTTTAGCTATAGACTCCTGTCCCTCTAAATCTACTAACAATGGCTTGCTCTTTATTTCACCAAAAGATGTTGTCCATCCTTCAACACCATTTAAACCTAAACTATTTTGAACTAAATTTTGTTTGAATTGTGTGTCGTAAGGGCTGTCTGGATTAAAAACAGAAATTTCAATAATTTCTGTTGTGGTTATTCCAACATCGTTTGCAATTTCACAAGTGTACGAACCTTCTGCATCAGCTGATATATTTGTAAATCGAAGCTCACTTCCACTTATAACGGATATAACTGACTTTGGGTAATCTTGTAAGTAAATCTCTCCACTTATAACTTCTCCATCCTTTGACCAGTTGTATATTAACTGCTCATCTCTTTGTTTAATAACCGGCACACCATTATCAACATTGAGTGTTTGTGGTTGTATTGCTTTTACTTTTAAGGTAAAAGAGCTACCTAATGCCACTCTAACAATTCCATCTGCAGATAAGTATAGTGTCTGGCTTTGGTCTTTTATAGACAGCTCCTCTCGTTTAATTACTGGACTAGAAGCATCTAAAATAGACTCTGCGATTAAGGGTGTTCTGTTTATTGATTCTGGAAATAATGTGTATCTAGTTTGGTTTTCGTTAATGGAAGATGATGGATTAGGGACAAACGGAGCTACTACCCTTTCAGAGGTATTGTCTCCTAAATTTATAACAAGCTTGCCCGTATTATCTCTCATTATCTAGTTACTTTAAAAATCCAATTTTGATCAAACACATACTCCTCATCGTTAGTTGCTTTTGTTTTTATTGCCACTCTGTAATAGCGTTCAGGCTGTAAGCCGTCAAGGTATAGTTTGAAATAACTTCCCTTACTATCAGCACTTATTTGTGTGTAAGTTTCATCAAAAGGAATTATAACATCGTCAGTTTTAGCATCTAATATACTATAAAAACTTGAAGATGGTAGCTGATAAATGTCTAAGTAGTTACTACTTGTTGCGTAAGTTATTACTGGATATTTTGGTCTTGCTGTAATATTGAATCTAGGTTTGTCTGATTCTTTATATTGATCTCTTAGATTTGTTAGGTTGATTACAACCTCATCATTAAATTGTACAACGCTGTGTGTGTTGTGGTATACGGCATCCTTCCACTTAACTTGTAATTGCGGTTGGTAGATTGTGTGAGTATCTTTGCTAAAAAACTTTAAGCTGTTGAACGTGTTGGTATCAGATTCATCGCTAAGTGCTTTTTTGATTATAAGACCATTGTTTGGAATGCTTCCAGTTAACCAAGCTCTTACCATGGTTGTAACATCCATGTCTAAATCTGTTGTAGAATAGTCAAAGCTTTGTGTAGCTGTGTAAGAAGTATACCATGTTCCTCCTCCTGGATTTGTTGCATACTCACCTGATGAGCTTGATGTGAAGAATGAAGTAGTCCATTTAGATCCACTATCATTTGCATTAAATCTATACTCCCACGAAGCTCCATTTAAAGTCATTGGTCCGTTAGTGTAGCGACCAGTACCCATGTTCCAACTTTGTGAAACAGGATGAGCATATAAGGTGTATTCTACAGGAATTTCTGATGCTTCTGCTGTAAACAACCTTAGTCCGTAGCTTGCACTTTGTAGAGCTTGTTGTGATAGAATTTTTTGTATGTTTGTAAAATCAAAGTCTAATAAGATTCTAGAATTATAAACCTCTCCTGTATCAACAATAGTCTTGTTAATCTCCAACATAGCGTCTAATCCAGTATTCATTTCTGGGTAACGCTCATATAATGTGGTATCTTTTTTATTAAAAATGCTAAATATCATCTTAGTAAGTTACAATTCTTCCTCTAATATCCTTTTCAGGAAATTTAATTTCAAATATAGATGGATCTAAACTTGGATACACTATACCATTCTTTGTTGCACTCTGAATATCGTAAGCAATGTTACTGTATCCCAATGCTGCATTATTTAGGTTCTTTATACCAATCGAAGATACACTTTGTACTCCTTCTACAGAATTTAACGCAAGCATTAAATCACTGTAAAGTATTGGTTGGTTTATTTGCCATTTATCTATTGCAAAAAAATCCTTAAGAGCTTGAATAGATTTTGTTAGTACTTCATTAACATTATAGTTTGGTAAAACTACAATATCAAAATCAATACCAATGTTGATTACAAAACCATCTCTGATATTGATACTATCAGTCATCATTTTATATTGACTTAAGTATGCTTTGAGATTTTCTTTTATAGCTTTGTTTACCGGAATTAAATTCTTATTGTTATCATATCCAAGCACATACATATTCATGGCTAGTGGATTAGCTACCTTATCAGTAACATCCTCAGTTGTGATATTATTTTGCTCGTCTGGTGTAATGAATACTTTTGCAACAGATCCGTATGTGTTTGGCATTGCATAAGCACGCACTATATAATCCTCAACCGTAATAGCTCTATTTTGACTTGCAATTTGAGCTAGTGTGTTTTGTCTTATTTCCTCTATGGTTTCTTCAGATCTACCACCTACAGCAGACTCTGCATTGTTAACAGCTAAACTATTTATAATCGCTGTATTCAGTGTTGGTGTTGCCGTTGGTAGTGTTGATAGCGAAGTGTCTGCATTAATGATGTCTGTAATTGTGTTACTTGGAACATTTGCAGTGATTCCACCTCCTACTAAATACGTTACCGTTAAGGTAATGTTTGAGGGAGCAATACCATAAGTACTTGTTATTAGTGGATTAGCTGGATCTATTGATGCGTCTATATCCTCTTTTCCAGTTGGTAAGGATAAGCCAATGTTTTCTGGAGTTGGTAGAATTTCTTCATCCGGTTTTGATGATACACCAGCTCCGAATTGAATCTCAATTCCGCTTGTAGTTGTGCGTGTAACAAATCTCCTTGGAACCTTTTTTAGCTTTAAAAGATATGGAGTTTCAGCACTATAAACTGCTGCATCTGGATCGTTAAATCTAGTGTTCTCTACTTTTTCAAAGATTGTATCTTGTGCTAAATAAGGCACTTCGTACCACGTATTGCCATTAGAATCAACTACAGACTGTATACCTATAATTGGACTTTCTGAATCTGTTAATAAAAGCTTTTTAAATCTTTCGGCTTGGCCAATTGTGAAATCTGTTGTTTTGGTAGTTGCACTTATAGCACTTACCTGCTTTTTAGCTAAGTAGTATGTTGGATTACCGTTTGTATCTAAGCTGTAAATTGAAATCTCAGTTGGATTAAATACGTTATTTACTGTAAAGTCAACAGTGTTTTGTGTTAAGAAAGTTGCATTCTGTAATGGAGCTCTTACCTCCATACCTCCTGCAATCTTTAAGCCATAGCTTAGATCAGGCATTGCAGATGCGCCACTTCCACTAGCCGGAAGTAATTGAAAAACATCTAAAGTTACTTGACTAGGAACGCTTAGTTTTGGTTTGTAGCCAAAAGCGGATGCAATGTTTAAAATATTCTTTCTCTCTGTTGCATGTAAAACTAAGTTCTCTTTAAACTGTGCATCTATATAGTAACTCAACACATCACCAACATATGCAGCCATATCCAAAAACAATGACCCTGGTGAGGATTCATTAAAATCGTTGTATGTATTTGGGTAATAATTTTTTGCATACTCTATCAGCCCCTGCTTCAAGGTATCAAAATCCTTACCTAAATATTTTATATCCTTATTTGATTTTTTTGATATGATTGCCATTATTGTGAAGTATTAATTTGGATTAGTATTGGTCTTGTATCAAACTGATTTCCTTGTAAACTTATTACCATTTTAATAAAAAGTTTGTTATTATCTGCATCGTCAGTTATAGTCAACTCATTTATAAATATGTACGGTAAAAAGGTTGCAAAATTGGTTAGGATATTTTCTCTTAAAGTTTCTATTGTATCCTCTGATATATTTTCAAAAAGAGTCTTTTTAAGGTCACATCCAAGAGTTGGCAACATTATACGCTCACCCTTTTCAGTCAAGAGAAGGTTTTTTGCATTTGCAACAGCTTGATCTATCGTTGTATAATTAAGTTGAAAATCTGCACCTGTTGGTTTGCTCATAGGCAAATCAATACCGACTGCAACGTCTGGTTCAAGATCAATTGGGTTTATCTTTATTTCGTATGCCATTATCTAAGCTCTTCTGCTCGTTTTAGTATAGATGAGTAATCCTTTACAAACATGTTTGTTTGCTGACTTGTATATGGAAGTTCTGGATCAAACTCATCTGGATTATTCAGGCTGTGTGCTGTTTCGTTTAAAAGAGAGTCTAGTACTCCGTTGCCTGTTGATATCTGTTGCATTCCAACTGGCTTAAAGTCTTCCTCCAAAGTAACTAACGGTGTAGTTCTAACTGGCTTCTTTGTAGCTGTGTTTGTTGGTGCTTTTGGTTTAACACCTTCTCTCAATACCTGCATCTCTTTACGTACAGCTAGCTGAACCTCTTCTCTTATAATTTTTCTTATTGCACTTAAAAATTCTGATGTTTTCATATATTGCTTTTTTATAAATATCACAAATAGTTAAATCAATCCTACAAACGGGAATGATGGTATTCCAGTACTTGGATTTGGGATTACTGTACCTGATAAGGTTAGTAATTGTTGTTGAAAATTTGTGGCTAGTTCTGAAGCATATCCTCTTGCTCCATTAACTGGTAGTAATTTTAAACCCCCAAACAATCCTATATTGGTAACAATAAATGTTGTTCCTACTGGTGTTGTCCAAGAAAAACCTGTCCAAAACAACCTTGTAGCTACATTTAATGTAGCGGATAGAGTTATTGCTTCCAAGTTAACTCTCTTTTCAACTTGAGCCTCAGCATCCTTTTGAGCTTTTTCAGCTTGCTTTCTTTTTGCTTCTTCTATTCTTGTATTTATTTTTTGAATTGCGGGACGAACTAATGACAGAACAAAGTCCCTTACTGCTTTAGCAGCTTCTATAATTAATTCAAATAAGAATAGTATAACACTTCGCACTTTATCTACCGAATTGTAAAACTTATTTAAGGTTTTATTTTGTATAAAAGAGCCTTGCTGTGTATCTCTAATTGTTCGAATAGTTTGTTTAAACTTTCGTAAGTATCTCTGCTCTAGTCTATATAAATCTTGTACAAAATTAATGTTGTTTAACACACTAAAATTTAATGCTTCAATTGCATCCAGTCTATTTTGACCTGGTTTGAATATGTTTAAGAGTGTATTATAGGTTGTGGTAAACTCTGAACCCAACTCTAAACTTTTATCTTGCACAACTCTTGTTAACTCTTCTAAAAGATCTCCACTATTAATTTCGTTTATAAGATCTTGTACCAGTTTGTATAATAGCTCTGTTTGCAACAGCTTAGTGAACTGCAATCTTTTTGCTTGCAGTTGTCTTGCTGATTCTTCTGGACTTAGTTGATAATCTAATTTCAAGAAAAGGTAATACTCTCGAAGCATTTTATCTATATCTCCTTGATTATCACTTAAAGTAAATCCAGGTGCATTTGCTTTAACGGCAACTCTTGTAGCTGATATAGTAAACCTTGCTCCACATGCAATTTTCTGAAGTAAGCGCTTACGCTCTTCGGCTCGCTTCTTCTTATCTATCAACTCACCCTCTTTCTGTCTCTTTCTATTTAGCTTTTGGTTTAAGTTAGCGTTTAGCTCTTTTAGATTATTTGTGTATTCAGTTACAAAGATTTTTAAGTCTTGTTTTTGTTTATCTATGAATAAAGTTAAATCTTTAATCCTTCTATTCAAGCCTATTTGGATTTCCTTTAGCTCTGCCTTCAGAAATCCGAATAAATTAGACATATCCAACAAGCTTACACTCTTTTTGATTTTTGTTTTAGGTTTTGTTTGACCTTGTGTTTCTCGAAGAGCTCTCTTTAATTCAGGTATATCAACTTCTATTATTGAGGCAGCTTCTTTATAAAGCTGCTCAATGTTGTTTGTGTTAATTAATATTAGGTATTTAATATCATCCAAAGACAGTCTATATTGAACTGCAATGCTTGTGATTGAGTTTAGTATCCCCAAATCCTTGATACCTAAATCATTCCTGATTAACTTTCTAAGTTGGTTGCTTGTTTGTGTAGCTTGACCACTTGTGTTTATTTGTAAATTAGCAGCCGTGCTTTCTAACTCTTCAATCGCTCTCTTCACTCCAATAGAAAGACTGTCTATTTTTAAAATAAGGTTTACTAACAATCTTAAAATTCTTCTGATTCTTCTAATAGCGCTTGCTGCCTTCTTTATTCTTTTTTGTTTTGTCTGTCCTTCTTGTTTTACCTTTTTTGAAACACTTAAAATAACACCCGACTGTTTAAACTTTAACAGTTGATTAGTATATTCGTTTGTACGCTCCTTAATCAAAGCTTTCACTGCTTCCGTTTTTGGCTTTATAATTCCATCTAACTCATCTTTTAGCTTTTTTTGTTGAGCTTTTAATCGCTTTTGAGTATCTCTAAGAGTAGCAGATCTTCTAATAAACAACCTTGCTATCAATACAACTCGTCTGTATTTTCTCTCTATTCGTGCTATATCCTCTAATATATCAATTATTACAGTTGGGTTGGTAAATCCTTCCACTAAGCGCATAATAATGCCTATAACACCTTGTATCTTTCTATAAACATAAGCCTTAATAGTTGCGGGAGAACTAAGATCATATTGTAATCTATCTATATTCTTTCCTACTTCGGTTAAAAGAAGTGCAAATCTTCTATAATCTCTTGGATTTGCTGTAGGGTTGAAGTTGGCAACTTCGTTGATTAGGTTTAGCTCTTGACGAAATAAGCTTTCAAAAGTCACCTCATCCAACTCCAATCTAAAACTATCAAACAGGTTTGGTAATTCTCTAATTTCATTCAACCTTTCTTTAATATATTCGATAAGTAATTGTATCATTTCTGCAAGGGTTTGTGGTAAGTTTACAAGCTCCCTTGCAACCAACTGCGCTTGCCTTACATTTGATCTTATCTGCTCTCTTAATATTCTAGATTTGCGAATTAAGCGTCTATACGAAACTATTAAGTCTTGTATATTTGCTTTTCCTTGAAGCAATGCTCTACCTTCGTAATAAATTCTTAACGTCTCAAAGAATAATCTCTGACGTGCCTCATAACCATTTATTGTTACTATTCCTCCTACCGGTGCTGGTGCTCCAGATAATGCTGGTGCTGGTAGTGTTGGTGGTACTTTTGGTAATTGTCCTGTTAATAAAGTTGATACGTAGAATTGGGTTATAGCGCTAGCCATATCACTTGCATTTCCAAGTAATCCATTTTCTAAATTAAAACTTAGTGGTTGTGTAAAGGTAGCTTCCCAATTTGCCATTATATAAATAAATCTGTTAAGATGTTAGTGTTTGTAGCTGCTAGTTTATTAAAGGCTTGTTTTAGCTTGTCTGACTTCGCCTTAACGATTGCACCGTTATAAAGCCAATATCTTTTATCTATACCATACCAGATAAAACCATAATCAGAGGCGTTATTGATTAGGAATATAAAAATGTCGTCGGACAATTCATTAAATACAAAAAAGTTTCCTACCCTTCTTGGATCAACACTTGGGTAATTTGGAACTCCATACAATATAGTATTTGCTTGTAGGTAAGGATGCTTATTTGTTACAGTAAACTTTCTAAAAGCTTTATCACCAATAGTAAAATCACCCTTAGGTAGCTTCTCTATTGCAGCCTCTAAACTTGTTATATTTGACGGAATCTTTAAATAGTTTTCAAAAGCTTCTGATCTTGGTAATAACGCTACTGCGGTTTGTAATGATCCCGTTGCTGCATTAGGTTTTATATATCCTACCAACTCCTGTAGTAGGGTGTATCTAGATACAAACCCAGACTGTAGAGTTATATTAAAAGCCTTTCTATCGTATACAAACGCTGCCAAAGCTTTATAAGCATCTCCTATCTCCTTTGGTAAAACAACACCATTAATTTCTATAGCTACTGAACGTAGGTCGGTACTTAAATAAGCTTCGTTCGCTAATCTATCACTCTCTCTTGGACTTACTGCACCAACAGGTAGATTTGATATATCTGATATATAAGGTGGTAGTGGCATATTATAAGTTTGTTAATTGATCTAAAGACGGTGATGTTCCGTTCGTTTGGTAAAAATCTACTTGCTGTGTTAGCTCTGTTTGTGTTGGTGTAGATTCTTGACCTTGTATTGTTCCATCTACAACAACCTCTCCCGTTACTTCCCCAGTTAAATTTGTTGGAGCTTGAGCTACCTTTGTTGGTGGAGGTGGTATAGTATCAGATTCTGGTTGTTCGTGTGAATGTCCATCAATAAACGCATAAGTAGATAACATCTCATTTATACGAGATTGCAATGCTATTAAGTCATACTGTGTGTCTTCACGGAAATAACCCTTTCCTACCGGTGTTAAAACAACCGAATTCTTTAAAACCTGAATTAAGTCGTCTAACCAATTTGCAAGCTTTATACCTAATACTAAAGGCTCATAATCAAAGTCTTTAGTTGCTGATGCTTTTGTGTTGTTTCCTAAATTGTCTTTTTTAATTAGACTTGGATCTGGATTTTTACTATCAGGTGGTGTTCCATTACCTTTATTAGGAACTCCTAAAAATAAACTGTTTTCTGCAAATATTGTTACGGTGTCGTCTGCATCTATATTTACTTTGTTTGGTGAAGATATTGCAACTCCACGTTGTCCAAACAACATCGTGTAATCACTCTTACTGTTTATAATTACTCGATCTGAGTTAAATATAAGACTTGGTTGACTACTTGCATTAATGTTGGCTTGACCGTTGTTGGATAGACCAAGTGTATTCAAACCATCCTCCGTACTCACTGTTGTTCCAGATTCAAATGTAACATCAGTTAGTGGTAGAGAAATAGGTTCCAATTGAGGTACGTTAATTACAGTGGTACCCTGTACCGTCTCGGACGGTTTGAATCCTGGCTTCTTACTACCATATTGTGATTCTAATTCAAGATATGTTAATTCTAATGCCATTATAAATTAGGAAATACTAAATTTAGTTTAGTTTTATACATGAGAGATTTTTGTTTTAAATACTCAGCTTCTGCTGGAATTGAAGTTAATGTGCCACTATCTATTGCTGATACTATAGATACTATTGAGTGGGTCCAACTAATTTCTGGATTATAAACTAGTCTGTTTAGCCAACCCTTTCCAAATGGTGCTAACCTCATTCCAGGTTTAGTTACAGCTGTTATCCAGTTTGCGTGTTGGCCAAGTAAATCTCCAACTAAGTTTGGTGTATTATCTTTAACCAAAACACCACTTCTATAATCTACCAAGTTTGTTTTTATAAACGTTGCTACGTTAGCTGTACCATTCCAGCCATATTTTTTAAAACTATCGCTGTACTTGTATTGCTTCCAATAACCAGCACCTGATGCCCAAGCAGCTTGGTGCATTAAAAAACCTAACCACGGATCTGTACTCATAACTGCTGATGGTGATCTATTTGCTGAGCTTGCAGCAAACTGATACACAAACAGACTTGCTATATCAGCATCACTACACACTTTATACAATACTTGCTTTCCAGCTTCCCAACCTGGTGATCCCTTTTCTCCGGTAAACCAGTTTGATGAGTTCTTAAATCGTCTTGCTTCACTTACAACTTCTGGTATCCCTGTTGTTATAAATATTTTATCAAAGGTTCCTCTGAAGGTTGTTAGTATGACACCTCTCATGGTTGGACCTCCACTATCATTTGGATGATCACTCCAACCACCCTCGGCTGCATGAGTTGGTCCCACTACTATTTGCTCAATAACATTTACCACCGTTGCTGGTGATAGGTATGGATTCAATCCTGATGGAAATGAATTTTCTATCAAAGCAATTTTAAGTCCATTTATATTTTTCTTAACTACCGACATAAATGTAGTTGTTGCTGCATTCAGGGATTGGTTTACTGCCGGTGGTGTTTTCCAAGTTACTGCCATTATATTGTATACTCCTCAGTTATAGGTTTTGTAACATCGACAACCTTTTGATAAACAACACTAGGATCTTCTTTTGAAGACTTAGTTTCACCTGTTGTTACGTCAATATTCCATGACTTCATTTTAGCACTACATGCCAACTCCAGTGGCACAATCTGGGTTGTTGTTAGATACATATTTGAGTCATCTTCATTTATATTATCATCAACAAACACTAAGCCATCACTAGTTCGTCTATTATTTTTTAAGATTATAATTGGGTCACCATCTAAACTTTGGTTTACTCCAAAAGGTTGTGAAACCTTACTAACCGTACTTGAAAATTTTAAACTGCCACCAAAACGACCCTCTAGTATTTTATCTCCCTCTCTTAGTTTTTGTATGCTTTGCTTTTTTGCAACAACATCTAAGTTGTGATCAACCTTCTTAGCAAATCGTTTAGATTCTACATCCAAATTTGCGTTAAATCTTCTAGGATTTATATGTGCTACATCTGTACCTAGGAACGGCATGATGTTGTTTGTTATATTTGTATCTGAAGTTACTACACTAATATAATAGGCTTGTCCAACAAACTTTCCAAGTATCTGCATTCCAAATGCTCGAACACACACAACTTGCTCACCTGGTAGAGGTAATCTATAATTTGATCTATCTAAAGGTCTTGCGTATTTTGTAATAGAAGCTTCTGGTACATTGTATTGTCCTGTTACATCTCTTACACGAATTGAGCCTATAGTTTCTGGTCCATTATAACCTACAGAGTTCTCATCTTTAATTACATCTAGTACATGACCAATAAAGATCCTATCGCTATTTGTTGGCGACGGTGTTGGGTTATTTTGTTGACTTGTAAACTCGGCTAGGCCTGTGTATAATGTTGTCATTTGGCACTTTGATCTAAAATCGCTTGAGCTTCCTCTAATAATTGACGTTTTTCAGCTTCACTTAAAGCACCTTCGTCAGTTGTGCTTTTTGTATTTGTTACTAGTAAACGTTGTATAATAGCTGTTAATCTAACTAGATTGTCATCATTTTTAACAGATATTTCTAGATACTCCTTAATTAAAGGAACTATCATCGACGCATCTGTTATATTCTTAATAAGATTTTTTAACTGGTCAACTAACGCTGTTACTTGAGCATCTTTCTTTTTAGTGTTATTATAAACATCTCTTAATAAATCACTAAAGGATTTGTCATCAAATAAAATACTATCTTTATCCATACCTTTTATTATAAATAGAATTGTTAAAGGTTTTTAATGTTTGCTGGCGTTGGAGCTTTAAGTATTTCTTGTCTTAAACGCACTAAGGCCTGAATACGCATTCCTGCTATCCAAGCCTCTCTATTACTATTGTAGCCTAACCTTTCCAATTCTACTAGATCTACCGTTTCTGGATCAAAGTCAAACGCATTTAAGTTTGGACCTCCTCCCATCAACTCCCACGCCTTTATTTCTTTTTCTATAAAGCTTAAAAGCTCATCTTGTTTAACTAATATTATCATTAATAAACTACATTTACTGGTACGTAACCCAATCGATCGTAGTCATTATACATTTGAATATATTTAACTTTTAAGGTTTTTACCACCTTGGTTATTTGTTGAGTACTTGCATTTGTCATCTCTCGTATATAAATGTACAATGCCTTTTTGTTGAATATTTCTAAATTTTCTCTTTTTCTAAAAAGCTCTACAACAGCATCTGCTATTACTTGTTCTGACTTTTTTGGAAAACATTTTTCTAGGTTTTGATCAAAATACTTAACAAAGTATCCTATAAAGTCGTAAACAATATCTTCTGTTACCTCGTCAATTAATACATCGTTTTGATCATCATCAATATAATCAATTCGATAACTATCGGTTAGTTTTTTGTAATTTTTATTGTTGTGTAGAATTAAATAATTCTTGGCAACTATACTAAAGTAACTAAATGCCTTACCTTTATCTGAAGTAAATTTAGGTAACTTTTCAATTAAGAAACTCACCACTTCATGCTGTACATCATCTAAGCTTTGACCGTCTGTGTAGTAAAACTTAAAGGTGTGTATAATGTTTTCTACTAGTTTATTGAATGCTGGTCTAATGTCACGTGCATAGATCTTATTCTTTAGTATTTGATCATCGGTTTCGTTATAAAGTTTTATACTATCTTCCGTCTGAGAATTAAAATACCAATTCTTACTTTGCTTCTTCTTTCTCATTCTGATTTACGTATTTTTTTATAAACTGATCTAACTCTTCTAATTGGCTGTATATATCTTTGAATATAAAGCCAACCTCATCATCAGCCTCAAATGAACCCCTTTTATCTACTTCTTTTAGTCTCGTAAAAGTGTCTCTATACTTGAAGTATAAGTTTGCTATAAAAATAAGGTAGGTTTGAGTAAACACCATCAACTTCTCAAGTTTAATGGCGTTAACGTATAATAAATACCCAAGTAGAATATTTAATAAAACTGAAAATATTAATATGTAAACCATTAGCTGAATATATTAAAGATCTTCTTCAGCTCCTCAGACTCTTCTGGAGTAACTGCAGTTGTGGGTATAGTTGCCTTTTTCTTTTCTGTAGGCTTTGTGTTGTTACCTTTAACCCAATTCTCATACTCTACACGAGCAGCCATTTGATCTGCTTGATGTAATACATAAGGTAGGTTTGTTCTAAGACGAGAGTTAACATCATAGCTAATGTAATAAGCTTTATTTGACTCATCATACATTCCATCATGGAGCTTAATTCCAAACCATTCATTCTCTGATACTTTTATACCACGCTCAGCTAATATTCTCAAGCTTCTATCCGGAACGGTCATAAAAGAATTTGCTGGATTATTCTTGTAAATCTTTCCTTGGTTCTTTCTATGCCATTCTGAGTCGTTTGGAATATATTGCTCAGCCTCTTCCGTACCAATCTTACCTAAATCGTGATTTAGTGCTGCAAATACTAATTCCTCTTCGGTATAGTTTATTGTTGCACCAAAGCTTTCCCAAAGCTGTTTAACTTTTAATGCAGCATCGATAACTCTCATAACATGGTCTACATAACCACCTGGCCACGCATTATGGTAATGATCTGTTCCGGATGCTGGCATAAGCATAATGCGCTCCGCATGTGTTTCATACAATTCTTTTAATTGCTCTTTTCTTGGTGAGGAAATATAAGTATCAATATAACTTAGAAACTTAATGTAATTTTCCTGTAACTGTTCTGCTGTTAATTTCATATCTTCTTTTGTAACTTTTTTAATTGTGATTCGTAACGCTTAATATAAGTTAGTCTAGTTTCCTTTTTTAACTTCTTTTTTAAGTCGTTTATCTGAACTAATATTCTTGAACGCTCTTCCTGCAGTTCAAACTTACTAGGCTTCTTTTTAGCTTGTATAACAGTAGCTGGTAGTGTGCCTTTTAGGTGTGATTGCTCTATACCCTTATGATAAACACTACCATCAGCATGTACAAACTCTTTCATAAAACGCCAACCTTTAGGATAGCCTACAGTTTTCTTCGAAGAAGAAGATTTTGGTGGATCCCAAGTATCAGCTATACAATCAACACATATAACTCGAATTACTTCAGAACTTCCAACTGGTGTAGGTGCACCACAAGATTCGCAATCCAAATAATGTTTCATAACTTATTCTTCAATTTCCAAATACTGGGCTGCTGTTTCTAATTTACTTTCAACATGACTTATAACACTTGTCATGTACTCAACTGTTACATGTAGCTTCCCGTTTGAGAGATCACTTTTAAGATTTGCTAATGTTTGTAACGCTGTTGTAATATTGTCGTCAATAATAGATTTATATCTCATATAATTAAATATATGAAATATTCTCAAATAATACAACTAGTTTGGTGATGGTGGAGTTATTGTAAAGGTTGCATCAAACAACACTGTGTGTATCGCCCTACCTTGAATATTATGTCTGCTTATATAAACTGGAACATCTCCATTTACTGACAAGCTATACTCAATGGCTTGCTTTAGTTGAGCCTTACTTCTTGTTGCAGCGAATATAAATTGATCTAAGTGTGCGTAGTGCACTGCTTTGGATGATTTATCTATTATATAAAGAAGATCAAAAAAGCCATACGATTCACAAACATCATAATATAATTGTCGCGCAACCTCTCTACTAGCATAATGTGTTGACTCTTGATAAAGTAATACATCAGACTCCAATAGGATTTTCCTAGCTTGTTGCAACTCTGTTTTTATGTTTGATAAAAACTTAGAATTGATTAAATTATCAAGTAGTGTCATAATACTTACATTTAAGTTTTGGACATAGTATGCTCTATATATGTTATAATAGAATTGTATTTAGCATTTAAATCTTTATTCTTTTCTATAATTTTATAATTATTATAATATAGATAAAAGTTTAATAAAACACTTAATAATAGTAGTATGCTTAGTATAATCATAATTGTTACAATTTTATTTAATATCCGGATTTTTTAGCAGAAAGTCAACAGTTTAGTTTATACTAAAGATCCTGATCTCCAAGCACTATTCATCCAAACGTAGATATAATGATTTCCTCCCGTTGTTCCAAACACAAACTGACCATCACTACCTGTAAAAGGTGGTAATCCAGAAGATGTTGGAAAAATTCTTGGAGCATTAATTATTACAGCTGATTGAGTTACATTAAGTACATGTTGCTGGACGTACGTTATATTATTCTCATTACCTACAGGACTTCCCACCGAATTAAAACCAGCTGATTGCAAATCGTTTGAAAGCTGATCAGAGGTGTTGCCAGATATAGTTACAGTAACACCATTTTGCAATTGTACTAAACTTACGCCTGATTTAGAATACCAACCACCATCTACAGGATTGTACACGTATAGTTTGTATGTACTAACACTTCCACTACCAGCTGGTGATAAAGTTATTCCAGATGAGAAGCCTAACCTGAATCCACCTATAGGGTTATCCGTTTTAGTACTAGCGTAAACAGGACTGATTTGAGTCTCATATGAGCTAGATACACCAGAGTAGTATATACTAAAATCTGAGTTCCAAAGTCCAATACTACCGGCGGTATCGTTTATAAAACCTGTACCATCGAATGAGGCTGAGGTTGCATTAATTGATGAACTTATTGATGATGAAACTGTTCGAGAAGCACTTACAATTGCTACACCATCCTCACCAACTATAGTAAGAGAGCCTCTGAATATGGTTGGACCTATGTTTGTAAAGGTTGTAGATCCACTTACGGTTAAGGACCCTGTTATGTTTACGCTACCGCTAATATTTTGTACTCCTCTAAAATTGTTAGAGCCAGTTGTTGCGAACGAACCAGTAAACACTGTTGTGGAATTTAAAGCAAATGATGCTGTAGCAGCAAATGAAGCAGATGTAGCATTGCGGGCAAGTGAAGCGGTACTAGCTAATGAGGCTGTGCCTGTTAAATTACCAATAAAGTTACCTGATTTCAACTCAAATCCAGTACCATCTTGATATAAACCTGCTAATACACTGTCTGTGTTGCTATAAAATAATAAATCTGATACAGTATCAAGACCGTTAACTGTACCACCCTTTAAATAAATAATTTCATCTGTAGGGCCTTGTATTGCAAACTTATTTACAGAACTTACTGTTTTATCACTCGAGATAGTTTGATCACCTACCACTGTAAGAAAATCCGTACTATTTAATCCATCTAATAGATTAGCATTTGAAGCACTTATTACATTTAAAGCATAGGAAGCGGTTAAAGCTTGACTAGCATATGAGGCTGTACCTATCAGATTACCTACTACGTTTTGCGTAACACTTAATGAACCTGTTACAGTAACGCTACCTGAAACATCTAGTTTTGGACCGGCTCCAAAAGAATTAATTTTACCTATACTAACATTACCAGCTACGGGCTGTAACGAAATATTATAAGCTTCTGCTATCCCATCATTTCTATTTGATTGAAGCCAGGTTATACCTGATGAAGAAACACCCATATATAAACCATATGCTCCGTTATCACCACCTAAAAAGAAACTTCCTGATCCAGTGCCTAATGCTGGTGCTTGTTCACTAACAAACGGTCTCACACTCACTTTTCCTGTAGTAACAGGACTTAATGTGGTTACTGATCCAGTAATACCTAAAGATCCTGTTATCTGATGAGTGTCGTCAGAGGTATCACCAAACTTAGTGCTACCGCTAGAGTATATAACAGATGATGAATAATAAGTGGTTATGAAGGTCTCAATAGATGCAGTACCCAATACTCGGAGGTTACCTATATTAACCTCATTAAAGCTTGCTGTACCTTTTACTTTGATATCAGTCGCAGCTGTATCATTGAAGGTGTTAATGATGTTTAAAACGTGAGAAGCTTGTATTATTTGACCATTCTGTATGCTGGCACTGTTTATATATGGCATGATTGTTTTTCTTATAAATATAAGAAAATACAAATAAAAAGGAGTCTAAAAAGACTCCTTCACTAATGTTTACAACAACCTTGATTACTTTATACTATCCAACTCTACTACAGCTATAGTATCTACGAACATTTCGTCTACAGAAGGAGTATCTACTAAGATAGTTGTTGAATCAGTTGAAGTAGTTTCAACTTTAGGATTGCTGCAAGCTACTACCATAGTAGCTAATGCTAAAAAGAAAAATAGTTTTTTCATTGTTTGTTTTTAAATTTAAAATAAAGTTTAGTGGAGCATAGCGGATTCGAACCGCTGTCCAGATCAGCTAATTTTAAGAACTCGTTCACAGGTTTATTTAGTTTTTCTAAACTAACAAAATAGTTGGTTGGTTCTTCAACATCGTCAACCCAACAACCAATGTTTCTGACTTGGATTAGAGCCAGCCGGTGTGCTCATCTTGTTCACTTCTTTTTAGTCCCCATGAGTGATACGGGAGCGGACTAAGCAGCTACTGCTAAATCAGCACCAACGAATGCCATAGCATCTTCGAAGGTAAAAGTTGACTTTTCGCCATTTATTGTTTACATAGGTTATTTAAGAGTTTCCAATGCTAACTCTACCTGCATCATTCAAAGAACTACGGCTGCCTGTCAATTCCAGGATGCCCCATATAAATACCCAACTCTCCAATCAATTTTAACCTTTAATTACTTGTTTGGCACCCAATGTGCCTGTTAATTTTTGTTCTAACTTATCTAAACGACTGTCCGTATAAGCATTTGCCATTCCGATAGCACCGGTATACTTATCTTCAATCATTTGATGTAAATCCCGGCCGTTATCAGCCAACGCATTATAGATATGCGTTTCACGGGTATCTATATCACGTCTCCATTCTTCTTGTGATTGCCAAACGTTATGTTCAAAATTTGTTAACCACTCTTGAGTTGATTTGAGTTCTTTTTGTTGTTTAAATACCTTAATAATACCTAAAACAATTACAATTACTAATGCAATTGCAACCATCGCAAGCATTCCTAAAGCGAATGATAATATTTCCATGTTTTTTCTCCTTTCTTATTAGGATTGGAGAGTCGGATATTTATTCAAATATAAAGAAAAGTTTTCTAAAAAACAACTACTTACAAATCTGATCTGCTACTCGAACTGAAAAAGCATTATGTGGTTTCCATCTAGCTGTAAAACCAGATGCTTCAACATAACCAACTGCTGAGCGCAACACAGTGTTTGAGTTATATTTAGGGTCTTCATTGAAATCTAAGTCAATGCTTTTAATAGTTAAACCTCCATCTCTGAGCATATTAGATACTTCAACTGAACGCTCTACTTCACCCCATAGACGAGTGAATTTATCTCTCATTTTAGGTAAATGTTCTTTACTATATAATACATGAGCACCTTTACCACTATCATTTTCATTCATATGCATAACAATTACAGTAGCGTAAGTTGTCATTCTACGAGAGTTTTGAGAGTCTGTCCCTACATATAATTTAGTTCCTGGTTTTTCGTTAAGTAAGTTCTTAATGTAACCAAAAATATCATCAATTACTTGATGATTACCTAAAGACTTAAATTGTAGATTCATAATAACCTCCTGTTTTACATATAAATATTTGTTTGGGTGTCTAAGCAGATTCGAACTGCTGCCTCATGCGCCACAAGCATGTATGCTAAACCACTAACAACATAGACACCATGTACAGGACTCTCCCCGTTTGTCACCCTCCACTATTAAGCGCCCTCAGGTTACCCTAAGCATTGCGGTTGCGGACAGGTCATCACCGCTTCGTACTTCCTAAGAGATTCGAACTCCTATCTCTCGGTTCGTAGCCGAGTGCTCTAATCCATTGAGCTAAGGAAGCATTTGTGGTTCTAACGGGACTCAAACCCATAATAAACGCTTAGAAGGCGTGTGTGTTATTCAATTACACCATAGAACCAAGTTTGAGAGGTCTCCGATGGCTCCTCTCGTGGAGGGTAAAGTTTTGTCTAATTTATCTTTCGATACATAGTCGCAGGCTCCCTCTTATTCTTTAACCCGAATCGGTTTTAAGCAAAAGTTAATGTTTTAGCGAATTTGTACTTAACATTTCTGTTGCATCCTTTCTTAATCACATTTCATTAACTTTGTACCCTCGGTCAGACTCGAACTGACACGCCTCTCGACACGGTTTCTAAGACCGCTGTGTATACCATTCCACCACGAGGGTAAGTTTTCCTATCCTGAGATTCGAGATAGTAGATTTTAACGGTTTAGTTTTCTTAAAAACAAACACATTAGTGTCTTACCACATGAAAATATAAATCAACATTAATAGAGAGGAGTGTGTCCACATCCTTTTCATCCTCTATAACCGGCATTCCGCTGTCCGG